CACAGTGTCCCTCGGCTCCCTGATTGAAACAATTGTTTCAGTCGGCCGGGTACCGCCTGATAAGCGGCAGTGAGACACTAGTCTCAAACGTCAATGGGGTGCCATAGCACCGAGGAGGTGGTATGACAACTGGTTCCTGGAACCGTACTCAGATGTTCTTGGACTCCTATGGCTTCTCGACTGGAACCACTTATTGGGTCCGGTCTTGGAGCGGTACGGATTCTCCGAAACTCGCTAAGTACCCGCCCGCGCCGATTTATGAATATGTGCGTATCAAGCACACTCGGCGTGGTGACGTGCGCGTTGTTAAGCGCATTCCTCTTCCGGGATGGAAGAGGTTCGTAGATGGAGGTCGCCCCCTTAAGAGGGAGCTCAAAGTCGACCACCCGTATACAATGTCGGAGCAATACCGATCGGACGAATCCCTGACGTTTCAAAACGACGTTGTATGGGTTTATCCGCCAGGTTATCATGCTCCCGCATACGGGCATGGTGCAGTCATGAATTACGCGAACATAGGTTCGTGGGCTGCTAATGTGATTTTGGACGCTAACGACCAGCTCCGCCTAGTTGGGAAACTAGGTGAGAAGATACGCGGCTCGGGGTTCAACCTCGGTGTCGCACTTGCAGAAGCGCCCGAAGCGATTCAAATGATAGGAGACTCGGCTATTAGAATAGCTAAGTCTTTGACGCACTTGAAACGCGGCGATTTAGCGGGTGCTGCCCGCTCGCTGATGCATGGGACGGATAGGAAGCCTATTAAGGCTTATAAGTCGTTTTCTCCACTCCTAAAAGGAGCGAAAAATGACTTGTCATCCAACTGGCTGCAGTTGCAGTACGGCTGGTTGCCTCTCCTCCAAGACATTGAGGCAGGTGCGCAGGTCTTGGCACACTTTCTCAATGTTCCTTACCAGGAGTCTTATAGAGTCAAGGTAAGTCGGGAGATTAACAGTACGGCTGTTGCGCGTAATAGTTATTATTCGTCAGCTGCCAAGGTGGTTCAACGTCATCAACGAGTGATAATTGCTCGTCTGGCAGAGAAACCATCTATACCGTTGCTCCTCGGGTTAACCGACCCGTTATCTATCGCATGGGAAAAGCTACCCTTTAGCTTCGTCGCAGACTGGTTCTTACCTGTCGGCGATTGGCTAGAAGCGAGAGCCCTATCTCAGGGTCTCGTGGGTACCTATGTGACGAGCGACAAACGGACGGGGATTGTTCATCCCCCGAAGATTACCGGCAATGCATCTCCTAAAAATCCGAGATGTACTTACCGGCAAGTCGTTTTTGGACGTACAATTTCTAACGTCCTCGACGTACCGATGCCCGTCGTTAAGCAGCTGTCAAAGGTCGCCTCTTGGCGTCATTTGGCGAATGCAAGTGCATTACTTCTCCAGCATAAGTCTTGAAGATTATGCTATTGGGCAAAATCGCCCTGACGAAGTCCTCACCTGAGGCTTCACAATTTGGAGATCCAAATGGGTCAACAAGCAAATATCACCGTATTCGACGGTGCTGCTACTCCGGTTTCCCACACTCTTGTGGGCGAAGGGATCGAACGCATGGCCGATGGCACGCTTAAAGCCATCTGGAAGGAATCCCTCGCGGGAGTCCCTGACTATGCCCAGATCCGCGTCACCGCGACGAAGCGTAAGCTTCCTAGTGGTGTTTTCCGGGTTGCCTATCGTGTTGAGGTGCCTGTGATGGAATCCATCTCAGGTCAAAACACTTCGGGCTACACGGCGCCACCCAAAGTGGCGTATGTGGATACCACGGAGATGACTGGCTACTATCACGAACGAAGTATCGTGACGGGACGCCGTCTATCCAGGCAGATCGCTGTTAACCTTGGGAATAACATTTCCACGACGGTTGCAGCGGCGACGGCCGGGCCTTTGCCCGAGTTGTTCGATCAACTTCTGCAGGTGACTTAAAGCGTTCTTATGAACGCAAAAGTTGACAAGATTCTGGGAAGAATCTTGCTTCCATACCTTCCTACTCTTATGGAGTATATATGCACAAAATTGCGCATTGGACGGAAACGTATAGTTCCGGAGAGTCAATTGACCTCCTCAGGGACCTCGCCTTTGGTCACGCCCTCCGAGGGGGGCAGCAGGGTAAACGGATCCTAACACTCGTTTCGAAGTGTAAGTTCCGAGAACTCTGTGACTTTAAGCTGGACTATGAGCAAGAAGGCCTCACGGCCAACGAGCTCTACCACGCACGGCAAGCCTTAGCGTTCTTCACTAAACTCGAGTTTCTCGAGGTTGGTGTTGACAAAGAGGCTGTCGCAGCGAGTAAGTTCAGCGAAGCTGAAGACGCCTGCGAACAGACGAACGAGATCTTTAAGCTCTGGGCTCAAGGGAAGTTTTGCTTTTCCCGAGACGTTGAGGCCTTTCTTTATAAGGCCCAGCGGAAAATCGCCCAAGTGCTAGGTCCCGTTCCAAGCTGGGAGCAATTAGGCTACCGCTTTGGTAAGGGCGCAACGACGCGTACAAGAAAGCGTCTAGCCTCGATCCGCGAGAAGTTCGCGGCGGGGCCCTCGTGTAGTGAAGAGCTTCTTCCAGCGGCGAACGCCGTATTGGGGGAGCTGCCTAAGCTAACGGAGGCGTGGAGCTCTTGCTTCACGTCGTCTTCTACTGAGTCTTCTGATTCAATAGAAACCGAGCTGATAGCTTCAGTACCCGTCCTCATTGAGGATGGCGTATTGAACTTCGTCCCGAAGAACGCATTAACTTACAGAACAACGATCACCGAACCCGTTCTAAACGGGCTCGTTCAGCTCGCGCTGGGTGATGCGATGTTTGAGTTATTGGCACGTTCTGGGTTGGATCTCAGGGATCAGTCTAGGAATCAATCCCTAGCTCTCGAAGGATCCTTAACCGGGGATTTAGCAACCCTGGACCTGAGTAGTGCGTCTGATACTGTATCCAAGGAACTTGTATACAGTCTTCTCCCTCTAGACTGGGCATGCCTGCTTTCAAAAGCAAGAACCGGCCATGTTTTATACAATGGCCGGCGGTATACCCTGGAGAAGTTCTCTAGCATGGGTAACGGATTTACTTTTCCGTTAGAGAGCCTTATATTTTGGGCCCTCACCTGTGCCGTCTGTGGGGATAATGATAACGTCTCGGTATATGGAGACGATATTATCTGTCCTTCAGCTCATGCTGCGACGGTCGCAAGACTACTCGCGTGTGTGGGTTTCACAGTCAACGAGAAGAAGAGTTATTTCCGCGGTCCCTTCCGGGAGTCCTGCGGACGCGACTACTTTCGAGGTATCGACATCCGACCGTTTTACCAGAAAGAACTGGTAAGCCCTCGGACCCTGTTCATGCTTCACAACTTTTATGTGAGGCGTGGTGAATATGAAGACGCTATAAGGGTGTTAAATCTTATACACCCATGTCTCCGTATTTACGGACCGGACGGTTATGGCGATGGCCACCTACTCAGCTCAGATCATGAGCGGGCAAGGAAGCCCCGTCATACCGCTCGCGGCTATTCAGGGTATACTTTTAGGACTTTCACTGTTAAAGGAAGACGAGATCTTCGTCCTTCCCTCCCCGGTGATTTTGTCCTGCCTTCGTACTCTATATATCGGCGAACGGCCGAAGAACTTTTAGATGTTACGAACCTCCGACGTCATACAGACGATAGGAGGGTGGAGTGGCACGTGTTCCTCGCAAGATTTGCGAGGGGCATTGGCTCTCTTGCGGCTACGCTCCCTATCCCGGATGAATTCCGGGAGGGGTCTTCTTTTAAGGGGGTTCCATTCCCCTTAGC